AGGCTTACAAGACTTAGGCATAGGCACAATGAATATGCTAGTCGAAGAAGGCAGGTTCCAAGGTGATTTACACTTTACTGCTGTGCCGCCAACAAACCTAGCTCTAACTGCTGGGCGTATGGATGGTGTATCTGACTGGTTCAGATGGAATAACAACATGGACATCACTGAGGTGAAGCATCGCTATCCTAAAGCGAAGTATACCGACAAGATGTTGCAAGAGCAGAAAAAGAACCCAACTCGCAAGATGAAGATTGTAGAAGCAACTCTTTATGACGAGAATAATAGGTTTAAAGATGAGTACACATATTATCTAATTTCTGAGACTGACAACGAAATACTTCTCAAAGAGACTATGAATGGTCGTGGTTCTATTCCTTGGATTACCACACGTTGGTCTAAGTCTGGCTTTGAAGTATGGGGTCGTGGTCCTGTATTGCAAGCAATGCCAGCNATTAAGACTGTNAANCTTACAGTACAGCTTATTCTTGAGAATGCTGAGATGGCGATTGCTGGCTCATACGTTTATGATGATGACGGTGTGTTTAATCCCGATAACATAACTATACAGCCCGGAACATTCATACCTAGAAGTCCTGGCTCTACCATTGATACATTGCAAAACGCTGGACGTTTTGACGTAGGGCAACTTGTTCTTGACGATATGCGTAGGAACATTGCCAAGGCATTGTTTATTGACGAGCTTGATTCAAGACCTAATGCAAGAACACCATTATCTGCGACTGAAGTATCAGAAAGACTGGCTGATGTTGCAAGAGATATGGGTGCTGTTGCAGGACGTATGCAGAAAGAGTTCCTTCAGCCCTTGGTTGAGAGAATTATCTATATCTATACGAAGCAAGGTCTTCTTGACATCCCGAAGGTAGATGGTCGTGAACTGCGAATTGTGCCAGTTTCTCCCCTGCTCAGAGCGCAAGACCAACAAGACGTTTCTGACTTCGTTAGATTCCAACAAACTGTTGCATCTACTTTCGGGCCAGAGATAACACCTGCTTTATATGAGCAAGAAAAGGTTGTCCAGTTCCTTGCCAGAAAGTTTGGTATAGCAGAAGAACTTCTTGCAAGTCAGGAACAGGTTCAAGGTAATGTTCAGATGATTCAGCAGTTAATGCAAGGTCAACAAGGACAATAGGGAAAAACTATGAAGGAAAAGATTAATGCGTCGATTGATGGCAGAATGTACCCCAAGGAAGTTGATAAAGACCTTAATAGTAAGGCCAATGGTCTATTTGGCGGTGGGATTGGAAAAGATTTCCTACAATATTTGGAGTCGCTCACAACGAATAGCATACACCCTGCGGGCACTGGAATCGAGACTCTAGCTCATGCAGAAGGTGCTAGATGGATAGTAGCTGTTATTAAAAAAAGAAATGAGCTAGGGAGAAGGCAAAGTGAGTAAACCATCCAACCCAAAGCTATACGCAAGAGCCAGAGCTATTGTTAAGGCAAGAGTAAAGAAATGGCCTAGTGCTTACGCATCAGGTCAGTTAGTCCAACAGTACAAGAAAATGGGAGGTAAGTATTCTTCATGAAGCAGGTTCCAAAATTAAACAGGACTATGGGTAAAGCTAAAAATGTAGCAAGTGATTTGGATTGGGAAAACTTTTCTATTTTCTTAAAATCTAAGGGCTTGAGTTCTCAGGATTATAAACAAGGTTCTAATGCTGGAAAAATGAGAATAATTAGACAGTTTCACCAAGCTAAAAGAGAAAGTGATTTACCGTTCTAATGAGTTTAGATAAATGGTTTAATGAAAAATGGGTTGATATATCCACAACAAAAGATGGCAAGCATCCTCCTTGTGGTCGCAAGATGGGTGATGGTCGCAAGTATCCTAAATGCGTTCCTTCAGCTAAAGCATCTTCTATGAGTAAGTCTGAAAAGAAAACAGCTACAGCAAATAAGCGCAAGACTAACCCTAGTGGTGGTGGTAAGAAACCTACATATGCGAGGACGTAATGAGCGAAGCTTGGACTAGAAAAGAAGGCAAGAACCCAGAAGGCGGTTTAAACGCAAAAGGCAGAGCTTCCTACAAAAAAGGCAAGCTAAAGCCTCCTGTTTCTCGTAAACAAGCAAAGAAGTCTCCAAAAGCAGCGGCTAGACGCAAAAGTTTTTGTAAGCGAATGATGGGTATGAAAAAGAAGCTTACATCTAAAAAAACGGCTAATGACCCTAACAGCCGTATCAACAAAGCACTTAGGAAGTGGGATTGTTAATGTCAGAAGAAATGCAAGCAGAAGAACAAGTAGCTACCAATGAGGTTCCGTCTGGAGAGTCGGAGCAACCTTTGGAAACTACTCAAGAAAGACCTGATTGGCTTCCAGAGAAGTTCGATAGACCAGAAGAACTAGCGAATAGCTATGGTGAACTTGAAAGAGCTTTTTATTCACGCAAAGAAGATTTGCGGAATCAGATTGTTAGTGAGCTTAATGAAGAAGCTCAAGGCAATGCCCCAATTAGTCCAGCAGATTACGAGCTATCAATAGAATCACCAGATGGTCTGGAATTAACCATATCAGACGATGACCCTATGGTTGATTGGTTTCGTAGTACAGCACATGGCTATGGATTATCTCAAGAAGAGTTTAATGGTCTAATTGGCGAATATGCACAGATTGATGCTCAACGTGGTCCTAATTGGAATGTTGAGTCTGAGAAATTAGGAGAATATGCAGACAAGCGACTTGAAAGAGTTGATGGATGGGCAAGTAACAATTTAAGCGAAAGTGCTTATAGTGTATTTGCTAGTGTTCCAGCTTCATCTGATATGGTTCAACTGTTTGAAGAGCTAATGGAACTTAATGGTCAGCCTCAGTTTAACATGACATCTGACTCAGAGTTTCAAGAGCAACTTAGCATTGATGACCTACGCAGTATGCAGAATGACCCTAAATATTGGAAAGAGAAAGACCAAGCATTCATTGCTAAAGTACGGCAAGGGTTTGCACAATATTCACGACGTAATGGGTAATGTGAATTTTCCATCACGTTTTTCTGTGAAAATGTGTTTGTACTAGAAGGCCCAAAAACAAAGGATAATCGGAAACGACCCCAAGTGGACGGATAACCAGACAGAACGAATATTAACTTTAACTTAATATAGGAGACGGTGTTATGGCTACACCTACAATTTCTACCTCCTTTATCGAGGAGTTTGAATCTGGCGTCCACATGGCTTACCAGCGTCAAGGCTCAAAGCTTCGTGGTACTATTCGCACAGCTAATGGTGTGAAGAATAAGACTACGTTTCAGAAAATCGGTAAAGGTTTTGCTACAACTAAGGCTCGTCATGGTAATGTTGCCCCGATGAATCTTGAGCATACAAACGTATCGGTCACCCTAGAAGATTACTTCGCAGGTGAGTGGATTGACGATTTGGATCAACTACGCATCAATCACGATGAGATGATGGTTGCACAACAGTCTGGTGCGTATGCATTAGGTCGCAAAACAGATGACCTGATTATTGCCGCAATGGACGCAACTAGCTCAACTCTTCCTGAGACAACTAACGGTATCACACTTCCTTGGGCATTTAGCCTAATGGAAGCTTTTGGTAACGCAGATGTTCCAGATGATGGTCAGCGTTATTGTGTTGTTGGTTGGGAACAGTGGTCTCAGCTAATGGACTTGGACGAGTTCTCTCGTGCAGAGTACATTGGTACGGAGCAACTTCCATTCCAAAACTCAATCACAGCTAAAAACTGGCTTGGCTTTACATGGTTCCCATTCTCAGGATTGGATTCTGTGAACAGTGATGCAGACCGTAAGTGTTTTGCATGGCATTCAAGCTCAGTTGGTCATGCTATCGGCACTGACGTTTCGTCAAACATGCAGTATCACAACGATAAAGATGCGTATTTTGTTCTTAATAAGATGCAAATGAACGCAACACTAATCGATGCGACAGCATGCTATGAACTCATCCTCAAGAAATAAGGAGACCAAATAATGGCTTTAGTTACAGCAAACCTGACTTTGGTAAACTACTCAGGCAACGGGTTCCATATTTGGCACTACGTTACTGCGGATGATACCAACAACGAAATTGATGCCGCTGGTTACTTTAACGGCGCATCAAATGAAATGAATGTTGGAGATGTTATCTTCGCTAAGACCTCAAACGGTTTTGGTATGGTAACTGTTCTCAGCAACTCTGGCG